GCTCTAGTAAGAAACAATCACACACCTAACCAGGTATCTAACCATGGCATATGAAGAAAGGGCACCGGATGACACACAATTAGTCAAGTTTAAGAAAATTAAACTCTACTATAGTCTCAGGACACAAATCGGCAACTTACCTATTGGCAAAGCCAGGGCTGAGTTGGAGCAATCCATAAACGAATTTCTAGGTGATAGCTTTGAGTCAGACAGTGCTAAACGCATTTGTCAGCTTAAGGACCAAATAGAATCGTTATCTGATACTTACACTAAATTACGTGTAGGATTGGATAGTGTCGAAACAATGTTATCTGAGGCAAGATCTGGAGCATGGGGTTCTGAACCCTCTGCTTTTGGTCTTATTGATGCTGTCCGCGAACTTCTTTTCAATGCTTTGGCGGTACCAGATGACAGTACTGTGATTGTGACTAGCTAGCGCTAGCTGTACTCTAGTAATCTGGCTGGTCGCCAGATCCTTCGCTGTATGAATCCATACCCATGGAGGCTATATGTCTCACGCGTTAGAGGATCTTGCTACCTACCATGCTGCGTTAAATCTGCCTGCTTCCCTAGTTTCAGAATACTCGGAACTAGTTGGCAGATGGGAGAGATGCTCTGGACTGGATTGGACTATATCTCGTTGTAAAGAGATATATGTTGATTTTGTCCGTTACAGAGCTGGGTTGGCTCCTGTAGGGAGATGGTATGCTAAGAATCGCTTCGGTTTACCGAAGGGTGTTCTGTCACATATCTTCAAGCTATCTTTGACTAAAAAACATCGATTTGCTTGCTCCGTACTTCTTAGGAGTTATACCCGTTACACTTCCAAAGAACTCCTACCTTCACAGGTGGATAAGTTCCTCAAGGGTGTAACCTCACCCGATATCGCTATTCCTAGCGATATCACAGATGGTGTTGTGCAGGCTGGACTCCAGTTTTATGGAGCAGAGTATATAAGGGTTTCACAACCTTCGTATATCTCCTATCAGCCTTCACCAGGAAAACGTGTACCACTTTGCAGTGGTAAAACGGGTCCTGAGCTGCAATTCTATCCTACACAATGGGAAACCATCGATAGGACGGAATCTGGTCAACGTATCCAAAACAAGTATTATCGTATTTTCAACGATTTGTTTAAAGGATTTGATCGAGTTCTCTCGTATGAAAAGAATAAGAGAGACATGATAGTTGACGCAGTTGGTAAGATAGGATTGATTCAAGAACCGGGATTTAAACTCCGGGCCGTGGCCAATCCAAATCGTGTGTACCAGATGGCTTTAAAACCACTTGGAGATGCAATCTATGATACCTTAAAAAAGGCGCCATGGGACTGCACTTTCGATCAAACGAAAGCTACACTACCAATACAGCTACACCTAAGCAACAAGAAGAGATGTCATTGTGTCGATTTAACTGGAGCTACAGATTATTTTCCTCTGTCACTACAGGTAGATCTTCTTCTTTCCCTGTACCCAACTCTTAATGAGTATGTCATGATGTTTTATGACTTGTCACGTTCTGACTGGATATTTGAAAAGTCGACTATACGATGGACTAAGGGGCAACCCTTAGGTCTTTACCCCAGTTTTGGGGCCTTCGCATTGACACATGGAATCCTACTTTACTACCTTAACGGGATGAGTCATAACAATGACTTTTTCGTTTTAGGCGATGATGTAGTGATCCTTAATGACTCTTTGGCACTGAGGTATTACCAAACACTTGAAAAATTAGGGTGTCCGGTGTCCCTCAATAAGTCCATCTCATCTACAACTCTTGCAGAGTTTGGGGGTAAGTTAATAACCCTTGATTCTGTTGAGCCGCAGCTGAAGTGGCGCAAGCTTTCTGATGACAACTTTATTGATGTCGTCAGGTTGCTTGGTCCAAAGTCTCTTCGACTACTTCGTCCTAAACAACGTAAAGTTGTTAAGGCCATCATGGATATCCCTGATCTCTTTGGAGGTCTTGGTTTTAATCCTGGTGGCATCCCTTTTGAAGTTCGGTATGAAAAATACCTTGCTCTAATGGGGAATGACGACGGTACATTCTTAATGAGCTACGACAGTAGACTAAACTCCTTTTTCAATACGGAGTCGTTGTCTGTTGATAACGTGACCTGCTCCCAGCAATGGGATCAGTTCGCGTTACCTGATCTCGACCAGAGATCAGCTGCTCTTGTACTCAAACACCTTCCATCCTTAATAAAGATGTGGGGCATTATGGGTACTAATCTATATTCAGTTGTCCTTAAAAAGGATATGCTGCCTATGGATAGAGTTACCGAAAAACGTAGAACCTTGCTTGAGTCTATTCAACGCAAACTTGGCTGGTAGTTTCCTCGGGAGGCC